CTCGCGTAGGCGTAACTCTCTGCGATATTCAGGAGACTGATTGTCTTGGGCGATCTTCGGCGCTTTGCTTTCTTTCTGCGTGCCATGTTCAATCTGTTAAGAAAGACGGTTAATAAATATCATGTGAACGATTCAGGGGAGGTAAACGTACCATCTGGACTGCGCTCCGTTACTGTCGCGTTGATCGTGTTCATCTTCTGGTTAGCCATTCCTTGAATTAACTGAGCGATAGCGCCTTGGATCGGGTTCGGAGGCTCGAAGTCTCCAAGATTACCAGACACCAGCTTGTCAATTAGAGCTGTAATTGCGATCGCGAGCTTCTCATCGATGTCCTGGAGCCCCTGATCCAGGTGCAATCTGATCCAATGAGCCAGAAAACCGATCGCAGCGAGGTTCAGGAGGCCCAAACCGGCCAAAATTGCGATTTCGAGGGCTACCATGTCCGTCCTCCACCCGTCGTCCGTCCATAATACCTCTCTCTTCCTCTCATTTTGCCCTCCAACCCTCCCACCCATAGTCGCTGCCACTATTGATGCTTGCTCTTCGTGTTTTGTGGCATACTTTCGGAATAGTGGCGCCCCCATAGCAATAGAGGAAGAGCCTGCGAATAGTGGCGGTATTATTAAGGGCGATAAGAGTCAGGGTCGATTATGAAACAGGGACTCTGGCAATGCGGCCAATGCAGACAATGGTGGATCTACAAGGTTGAACCCCATACGGAGCGTCTGAACCGCGAATGCCTTCGATGTGGCAAGAGAGTACGGGCAACGATCGATCGGCGCCCAGGGCGGCGCGGAAGGCCCGCAACGGTGAGAGTTGAGCAGCGACCCAGCTACATGCCGCACTCTGCCCTCGAACACGAGCGCCAAGCCAGGAACAAGCATTGGAGGCGGCGACCTGCGATCGACGAGTTCACCAGGGCGTCGAAGCTCGAGGAATGGGGGGAGCTGGTCAGGAAGAACGAGATCAGCCCCGCCGCCGTCGGCGGATCGATTGAACCATTCCTCGATGAGGAGGAGATTGAATGAGCACACCAGACAAATACGAAGAGACCGCACCATGGAATGAAGAGTTCTTGATGCTCTTGGATAACATCGGTGCCTATCTCCTGAGGATTGCCAGGGCACTTGAGAAGGAGGATGATTGAATGAAGCCTCATCGTCTGAAAAGATGGCGTCTGAAATACAACTTCTGTCGAGGTTGTGGAAAGCCGTTCATGATCACTGGCTACCAATACATCTGGTGCAAGGAGTGTTGAAAATATGAATAACTCCCAATTCTGGTCTTGGGTGGATTACTGGGAGGGTTGGGACTACATGTCGGACGAACAAGAAGACCACATGATCCTGGAAGACTGGAATGATGACGAAGAGCTCTTCTGCGAACTCGATCCCTGCATCTCCGAGCGAGACTTGAGATTAATCATGATCTGCATGGAATGTGGGAATGCGCTCGATTGCTGTATTTGCGAGGATGCTGTGCCTACCCCCCCCCCATCCGAGTGCCTTCAGCACCCCTCCCAGTCAGTCTGATATTCGGGATTCTGGATTATTCCTTGATTTGAGCTGTTAGGACTCTTCCAGAGGTCAGCAGCCAAACCCACGCTTTTACGATCGGACTGGCGGCGACCTTCTTCCCAGCTCGCTCACCAGCCTCTCGAGGGTCGGCGATGTCGACGGCGAACTCGATGGCGTCCATCGCTGGCCCGAACGTTTCGTATGCGCCATCTTTGATCTGCTGCATGATGTCGTTCGGGATGATGTCGGTGATTCCGTAAGCCTCGAGGAGACCGGCGATGATTAGCATCGCGCTGCCATCGCTGAGAAGAGCTACCAGGGGAGTCCCGATCTTGTTGATCTGGTACGCGGCGATCATGCTGTCAAGCTGCTCGGACTGTTTGTCCTGGAGACTGACGCGATACTCGATCACCTGGTCAGGTTTTCTCTTGGTCATGAGAACGCACCGGCCAGATCAGAGAAGAGGGACAGGACATGCCCCGCGCCCAGGAGCCAGCCCAGAACGAATGCAAAGGCGTTGTCGACGACGAGGCGCTGGACTTGCTCGAGGAAGTTCTCGTCCTCGTGCTCGTGATGTTCAGGCACCTGGCATCACCGGCCAGTTGTCTGCGGCGTCGTTGGCCTCGTCGTGATTCTGGGGGAGATCTCGAAGAGCCTGGCGGTACTCCTTCCAGGCTGTCGAGAGGGTGACATCCTTTCCAGCTCGCCAGTCGCTGTCTTCGAGCGCTGCATCTCGAGCTGCTCGAACGGTTGACCATGAGACGTCCTTCATCCCCTGCTCGATGACTTCACCGTCAGACCCGAATACCTCGAATGATCTCTCCATAATTATCAACTCACTCCGAGTCGTATTTTGGGTGCTGCTCCAACGAAAACACCTATCGAAGATTGGGTTAGTTCATCGGGGGGAGTTCCCGACGCACTATATGTCAAGCAGCCACCAGAGTTCGTTGAAATGGCCGATGATGCCAAAATAGGCATCCCGCTCCTTCCGTATTCGTAATAGCCGCCGCCGTAGGAGCACGTACCGCTCGTGCGCTCCCAAGAGATAGCGGCATAAAGAATCGTATTAGCGGCGAGTGATGGGCCAGCACCAAACGTGAGCGTCTTATCTCCCGTGCTGCTGATGGAGGCACTAATGGATTCCATTTTAGCGCTGGGAAGATTAGTTGATAAATCGCAGGTGTAAATTGCAGCATAAAAAGTTCCGGCGAAAGTTCCCGACGCAATACTGAATTGCAGATCATTCGCTGATGTCGTAGCTGGGATCGAAAAAGGGATCAGGTACATTGTATCTTCAGGGAAAGCCACGTTGGCAGCTTGAGAACCCTGGGACTGGCCGCTTAGGTCATAATCGTAAGACGCAGATGGCGGCGCGACCGCAAGCATGGGTGCGGTTGCTCCACCACCAGCCTCGAGCAGACCGTCCCATTCACCAGCTACAACTAGGCGTGCCAGGTTGACTATGATCAGGTCGACCATCTCTTGCTCATTCATGTCCTCGATCGTGATGGGATCGCCGGTACTCTGCACCTGGGCGAACGTCACAGTATCTAGATCGAGGTTCTGCAGTAGTGGGAAGACCCTCCTCGAGGGCTTTCTATCTTCAGATCTCATCCTAACAGACCATCCCACTCTTCTTTGACTGACAACCTGGCTAAGTTGACGATGATTAGACGGACGAGCTCTTCTCGATTCAGCTCTTCTATTGTGATTGGATCGCCTATTGAGATCATATCTTCGGCAGTCACGCTGTCGAGGTCGGTTGTTTTGAGCAGCTTGTACACTCGAGGAGAGATCGAGCCTGTCAATTGGTGTACCATCTCTCTCACCTCAACCCCATAGTTAGCATGACGAATCCCCAGAAGTTGTCAGGGATGCCGACGCCTGGTGCTGTGGGCCGTGCTCCAGGCACACCAGGAGCGCCGACGGGGGTTACTGGAGGAGTGTAGTCGATGCCAGGGAAGTCAGATGGTCGATAACCTGGGGGAAGAGCTGCTTGACCGCCCTGCCCAGGGAACTGAAGGTTCGGAACTTGCTTCGACCTGGTCTTAGCTATGCGCTCGATCGAGTCGAGGTCTTTCGTCGAAATGAATCCCCTGAGATAGAGCTTCTTCGACTTCGAGAGGATTTCCGCTAATCTGCGCCTTCCAGCGGCCTTAGTCATTTTCGCCATAAGATCACTCTCAGGACGCAGTCAGGAACTGGAACTTGTAATTTAGTTCGATTGGGACTGAGGCGAACGAGAACGCCGGTTGTTGAGTAATCGGGTCTGTTGCGCTACAAGAACCGATGACGTTACCGAGAGAATCGACGGCATAGAAGCCCTGCGTCTCAATCAAGAGGCCGTCGACAGAAGTCCCAAACCATTTCACGATTCGGTCGCCCTGCAGAGTGTCGCCAATCGAGTTGCCAGTTTGCAGATCGACTAATTCGTTGGTAGCTCCACCTGTTGGAGTGACGTGGAAGATTCTCGAGACTCCTCGAGCTGTATAGACTCCAGCACTTGCTCCGCGGTCTGCAGCTGTCTGATTCATGCAGCGAACGATGTCACCGGCTTTCAGCGTGTATGGTTGGCATAGTGCAGGCTGTCCATCAGAGACAGCGCTCTTGACCGACCAGGGAATGATCGCCGCGACGAGACCTTGGGAGAGGATGTAGCTGTACCCTATTCCATTCTCGCTCGAGACCAGACCGCCGACGACGGTCTTTCCAGGAGCGAAGTCTCCGACATTGGCTGCCGTCACCGTATAGGCGGTGTCAGTTGTGAGGTTTGTTTCAGTACCCTCAGCGAGATCTAGCTTCAGGGGGATGTTTGTTCCGTCGCTGCAGATGAGGTTACCCGTAACTGTATTCGTTGCCATAAGATCACAGCCTCACGCCGATGCCCAGGGGCTTCATTAGGTTACGATTTACGTTGGAGATGGGCTTGCGTAGTAATTTCTTCGCGAACTTGAAGGTGATTCCGATGCCGATCGCACTCACGGCCATGGCCTGATAATTCTGCATGAACATGGAACTCATAGAATCGAAGGAAGAACCAGGGTCGCTGACGATCGATTGGAGTGTCAACGCTCCGTTGGTGGTCGTCATGCCGTAGCCTGCGCCACCAGCTGCACCTGATCCGTCGAATCCGAGGAAGCCGACTGGAGTATTACCCAGGACACCGCCAGTTAGCACACTCGCGTAGGCGTAACTCTCTGCGATATTCAGGAGACTGATTGTCTTGGGCGATCTTCGGCGCTTTGCTTTCTTTCTGCGTGCCATGTTCA